TGCCTACTCACGCTGAAAGTATACTAAAATACCACACTGTTATTGATGGTGATCCATTAAATTTACTATTTGATACAATGGAAGAATACAGAAAATACAACAGAGATATATCAGAGGGTCTTTATAAAGATGGCTCTATAAGAAGACCTAAAGATTATGGTATAAGAGTTTTTCCTGATGGTGGTGTAGGTAATAATGACATTAGAATTGAGTGGGACAATGCTCCTTTAGCGTTGCCTGTGAAGATGATACCTAATGCAAATGGCAGATTTCCAGACGGCTCTTCTATGTCAAAAGACAAATATGGGAAGCCTTGGACAAGACAAAATCCTAGACCTCAAGAGATAAAGCCTCAAGAAAGAACTCTTGTTCTTTCATTAAAATTTGAGCCAAAAGGATTTAAATCAGTAAAGAAAGTTTCTCCAAAAAGTTTTGCTGATAACGTTGCCCAAGCTTTTGCTCCAAGAGAATATGAATGGAGGTCTTTATATCAAGTTAGAACATTTTTTACCAAGCCACAGAACACAGCAATAAAAGATAAGTTTAAATATTCTACTATTAGCTCTAACCCAGCACAAACAACAAGCCCTAACTCAGAAGAGTTTGTTCAAGACATGAATCAAAAAGCTCAGAATATGACTTATGATAATTTGTCTAAGTTTATAGCTAAGGGTTTAGGAGTTTTTTATGAAGAAGATGTAGCTAAGGCAAGAGCGCAGAGAATACTTACATATTTTCAAGATGCTATGTTGCCCGTTGGGTCTATGATAGACGAGTTAAGAAAGAATGGCTTTACTATAACAGATGCTATGGACTCTTATATGCAAGAGGCTAACTATTCAGGAATAGTAGGAGATAAGGTTACTAAAGTACAAGAAGAGTTATTCGAGCCTATGATTAATGTAATGGATACATTAAATATTAGTGAAGAAAAAATACAAGAATTAAGAGATATAAAAGGTTCAGCAGGTTCTACTGGATTTTACGACAGTATTGAAAAAGATTATGTTGGTAAAAAATTAGCTATGACAGATGCCGTTTTATACGCATTTCATGCAAGACAAAGAAATGCATATATAAATCAAAAAACTGGAGGTAAAACAGTCACAGGATCAGGAATGACTGGCACTGAGGCTGATCAAATTATTGATTGGTATAATAGTTTAGATAAAACAGAAATTGCTAAATTTGAAGAAATAAGAGAGTTTGCTAGAAAAATAAATGAAGACACTATAGATAGACGTATAGAGGCAGGTTTATTACCGGCAGATGCAAGAGACCCTAATAGACAACCTCCTATTATTATTTACACTGATGGTTCTTATGTACCACTTCAAGGCGACAGCGACATAGAAGTTGAGTCTATATTAGATAGTCAATATGGAAGGAAGAGAGTATTTACTAACTTTTTTGGAGCAAAAGGTAGGGAAGATAAATCAGCAAAAGGTAGAGCGGGCATAAATGACTATGCTGAAAATATTGTTGCATCATTGATGGCGCAAAATAATAACTCTATAGACAGAGGCGAAAGAAACAAAGTAGGACAATCTTTTGGTAGGCTTGTTGAGGGCCTTGAAGAACAACCTGATGGTAGTATGGCTATAAACGACTCTCTTGCAAAAGAAATGAAAGAAATTGGCGAAGAAATAACAAATTTAAACAGTCAGCAAAGAAATCAAAGAAGAGTGAAGCCAGAAAATATTTTTACATATAAAGAAAATGGAGTAGAAAGAGATTTTCTTATAAAAGACCCAAGAATAGCTAAGTCTATGAACGGTGCTTTAACACCACAACAAAATGCCGCAATATTTAGATACATGGGAAAGTTTAACAGATTTCTATCTGCGGTAAACACAACCTATAACCCGTCATTTGTTATTCCAAACTTTGCAAGAGACCTTGAGACGGCAGGCATAAATGCACAAGAGTATGATGAGAAGGGCTTTACTAAAGAAGTAATGAAAGGAACTCCTTCAGCAGTTATAGGTATTGGTAAATTATTATTTGATAAAAATGCAGTGAACAAATGGACAGATATATATAAAGAGTTTGTTTCTGCTGGTGGAAAGAACGCCACGAACCAAATGGGAGATGTTAAAGATCAGATAGATAATATTGATAATATAATAGGAGATATATCTGACAGTGGTATTAAACAAAAGTTAGGTTTAAACAGAAATCAATTTGTAGGAAAGAACGCTAGATCACTGCTATCTATGTTAGATAATGCAAATACTGCAGTTGAGAATGGTGTCAGGGTATCTTTGTATAAATCACTTCGTGATAGAGGCGTGTCTAAGTCAAGAGCTGCGTTGGCAGCGAGGAACATCACTGTTAACTTTGCGAAAGGCGGAGAGAATAAAGCAGTAATGAATAGCATGTATTTATTTTATAATGCTTCTTTACAAGGTTCTATGGCACTTGTTAACGCGGCTACTAGATCATCCAAAGTAAGAAAAATGTGGGCGGGATTAATGGTGTACGGCATTATGCAAGACACTATTAACGGACTGTTTTCTGGAGATGAAGACGAAGATGGTATTAGTGATTATGATGAGATACCAAGACATATACTTGAACACAATATAATTGTACCAACTTTGGGTCTTACAGGCGACAAGCATGTAACAATCCCAATGGCTTATGGTCTTAATATGGCAGTTAACTTTGGTAGAAGTTTGAGTAGAATGGGAAGAGGTGAATACACCCCGGGCGAAGCAATGAGGAGTATCGTTGGAACAACTGTTGAAAGTATTAGTCCTATAGGTGCTTATGACAACTTCTTGAACTTCGCGGCTCCTACAGTATTTGATCCATTTATATCAGTAGGAATAAATGAGGATTACAAAGGCGATCCTATTTACAAAGAATCGCCTACCTACGCATCTGTAGCAAAAGCAAACAGTTCTCAATATTGGTCTAATACTAGTTCTATAGCTAAGACAATAGCTTCTAGTGTTAATAGTTTAACTGGTGGAGACGATATAAAAGGCGGACTAATAGATATGTCGCCTGACATTATAGAGTATTGGTTTGGAACTTTTACGGGTGGGGCAGGAAGATTTGCGATGAGAAGCCTTGAAGCTCCCGTAGACATATACGATGCACTACAAGGAGACTTTGAAGGCAGTCTAATAAACAGTATACCTTTAGCAAGAAAGGTTATAACAACTCCGTCTCCAAGAGCAGACACGGGTAATTATTTAGATAACAGACAAGACCTATTTACGTTAATAGCACAACTAGATATGGCAAAGAGGTCTGGGGATAAAGAAGCAGTCGCATCTATCTACGAGAATAATAAGAAACAAATAAGTATAGTTGGAAGAATGAAAGCCATAGATAATGCAAGAAATAGGATGCAAAGGCAGATAAAAGAGATTGAAAGAAATCCACAAATACCTGAGGATACAAAAAGAAAAATTATAAGAATTAGAAGAGATAAGATAAACGAGCTTCAGCAAATGGGTCTTATTCTTATGAGGTCTGCGGGCTTCAAAAAGGCGGGCTAGAAGTTAATTTTAACTTTTGTATCTAAAAGTTTGCAATATAGTAAGTAATTTATACTGCAGCCGTTATATAAACATGCTTGTTCAAGATGTAGCCAAAAGTTTGGAGTTTTGTAAGATTTTTTTTCTCGCGGCGTGAGCGAATTACTGGTAATTGTATATTTAGTTTAACAAATACGATGGTTTAAGATGGTCTTCGATCTAGGGATCATATAAATAAGTATAAAAGCGACCATCTTGCACCAACTACTATCATACTATCATTTTTTCTTTTTTAATTTGATTAACTCTGAGAGATACCATTGAGCCTTTTGCAAGTCCTCTAGCCCATTCTTATGATTAAATCTCCACATGTACTTGATGACGTTCCCCTGTAGGTAAAATTGGTAGCCATCTCCCGTAGCACTTTTGATTGCGTCTATACATTCAACCTTTCCTTTTCTGTAGTGGCTAGGTCTGTTTACGTTATCTTTAGCTTTCATCTTGATCCTCCAAATAATCTTCTATGTTTAAAATTGTATGCTGATTGATGTATATGGGGGTATCTTCGCCTACCCAAGACCCAATTACGTTGTAATCAAAATATTCTATGGCATCATCTTCTGTCATATGATTGTCATGCATAAGTATTAATATGCATTTATCGTAATCATATATCGCCACTTGTTTTCTACCGAAGGCACTTATAGTTGTGCCTACAAACGCATCTTCAAACCCATCTGCTAGTCTCATTTATTTCTCCTACTCTTTTAAAATATTTTAATTCAAAGTGTGCCATTGGCTCCTGATCTTGCCAATCGTTTCTATCTGATCTACCACCTTGCTTGATGGTGAAAGGGGAAAAAAAATCCAAATAAGCTAATACATCTAGCCACGACACCAATAGTATTGGAGTTGTATTTGTTTCTTTTCCTAATCTCCTAGCCTCTAAAACTTTTGCTAGTGATATTATGTATGTGGGGAATGTTCCAAAATTATGTGTTCTGCATTTTACTTCTGCCCAGCCAACCAGCAATTCTGATCGATACATAGAATAATCTAACTTATAGGACATTGGAAGTTTGTGGTAGACTATGCCCCAACATTTTGAGACATAGTCTAGAACTTGTTTTTCTGATCTTCTATCTTGTGAAGTTTCATATAAAGACCTAGCCATAAGTTTAATTTAACTTCTAGGGCTTTTTTCTAACCAAGCAATTACATCTGATTTCTTATAAAGTCTTTTAGGTCTGTTCTTTTCAGACTTAATTATTTCAAAACTTTTTGGGAAAGTAGAGTTCTCATCATTGATTATATTATATAGTGTCATTCGACTTATAGAAAGATAATTGGCAACACCATCTAAAGTCAAATAGTCTGATTGAATATCAGCATTATTCTCCGACTTTTTCTTTGTCATCTTCTTGCCTTTCATCAGGTGTGCCATCTTCATTAAGCTTAACCATAGCAACCATGTATCTTGAGCCAATCCAATCTTTGTGCAAAGCCTCAGGGACATCATTTGGATGTATTGTTAAACGTATGTTCGTTCCATTTTTGTCTTGCATCATGGATGTTTTGACTGCTTCAAAATGAACATTAGCAATTTTATTTTCTTCTTCCATTTAACTCTCCCTTAAAATGGTATTTCGTCATCTAATATAGCACTAGATGATGATTGTTGTTGTTGCTGAGGGGCATTGCTTTTAGTGTAGCCATGTTGTTGCTCTTGTCTTTCTCTTTCAACATTCCCTATTATTCTTAAATAAGGAGAACCCGCCTTGCTCATCTTTTTCCAACCAACTAAATTAATTTTAGGTTGGCTTATGCCCTCTTCCTTTTGTTTTATTATGTCGTTAACAACTTCCATTTCTAATGAAAGCATTCCTGAGTAATCAGGACTTTTGTCTGACCTTTTTTCTCTTTGGGCAAATAGCCCACCCGTTGCGGGATATTGATTATTGTCCATTATTTTCTCCTTTATCATTGACAATTTCTTCTGCTCTCTTCTTGAAAGCCTTTTCTACGTCTTCGTAGTCCTTTGGGGATAGGTTTTCTAAAACTTCCCGTGCCTCTTTATTGCTTTTCCAAAAGCCAACTATATCTGCTCTACTAGTTTTGCTTGGTAAAAACTGAATGAAGACCTCTTTGATAAACTCTATGCCTTTTATAGTTTCTTTAGTGTTATCTAAATTTATAAATGTTGCTTTAGGCAGATTATCTTTATCTTGAGTTTCATTAGTACCGCCCTTTATTTCCTCAGGTCGTTCCTCTTTAAAACTGTCAGCCTCATCCTCTGCATATACGTCTCCATGAAGACCAACTAATTTTAGTATAACTCTGTCCTTAGCCCTCTTCTCAGCCATAGCATATGGATAGCTATTTTTATTATTTGACGGGGATGCCTCGCCTATAGACCATTCTGACTTATCGCCCATATGACCCATGACCATTAGACTAACAACTCTTTTGCTACTGTCATTTTCTAATATTTGAGGGGCATCAAACTTAATGTTTCGAGCCACCGCAACTTTTTCCAAAGCCTTATGTAAAAGAACATAAGTTCCGTGACAGTTCCATCCCGCATCTGTGTGGTTCATTCCTATTTCTTTTAAGGTTTCTACAACCTTATCAGGTATATTGCTTTTCATTTTAATCCCCTACATACCAAACATTTTATTAATAAAATTATTCCATGCATTACCTACATAAAGATATGCCCTTATGAAAACATTTTTCTCTACCTCTTTTGCCTTTCCCGTAGCCTCTGCAATATGCTCTGCTATTAAAGACCTATCCTTTGGTCTTTCACTTATTACTCTAGGCTTTAATTTTACAAGACCACTTTTTTTAACTTTCCTAACAACTCTTTTAGGTATCTTTATTTTTTCTGTCATATCGATCTTCCTTTATATTGGTTACAAAAATCAGCAACTGAACAATAGTTGCCACATCGTGTGTACTCGCCACCACGAAATTCAATTTCTAAATGAGTTTTTTTGGCATATGCTTTGTCCGTTTCATTGTGCCATTCAATGTATTTGATAGCCTCTTCTTCGCTATCTAAAACTCTCAATGCCCTCTTCTGCCCTTTTTTCTTTACTGCCCATGTGTCGTTCTTTTTCCACATTTCTTCAGCACTACAAAGACCTAAATCCCCATGAACATCAGCCAAAATCTGTGCCTCTTGATGTAAAGCCATTCTGTCAATTATATATTTTGATGCTTTTTCGTGATCCCATAAAGGTATATCAACAAAAACTATAGGTGCTTTTGGATAGTCTTCTTTTCTCTCTGCGTCTCTTCTGTTATGCTATCTTCTGATTGTTTTGAATTTTCTAGAACTGAATGCACCGCAGTACCAAACAATGCCCAAACCATATCAACCGCATCCACCTCTATCTGATGATCGTGCTTTTCTTTCATTAATCTTATCTTGGGGCTATCTATTAAGGTAGTGACAGATATGTCAGCTTTACCTTTACTGTATTTATCGTTTATGGCAAAGTCCACAAAAGGTTGTGGCATACCAAAGTTATTGGTTATTTTCATGTCATTTCTCCTTACGCACTTTTATAGATAATAGGAATACCAATTTATGTCAACAGAAACCCAAAAAAAAATAAATTTTATTATCGAGGGCGAACCCGCAAGCAAGTCAAACTCAAGAAAAATAGTTACATTTGGCAAAAGACCCGCCCTGATAAAATCAGATAAAGCTAGAAATTACGAAAAGATTTTTGCTCTTCAATGCCCACAATTAGAAAATCTTATTGAAAAAGATGTCAAAGTAGAGTTAGTTATATATTACTCTTCAAGAAGACCTGATTTAGATGAGAGTGTTATCTTGGATTGTATGCAAGGAAAGATATATGCTAACGACAGACAAGTTAAACAAAAGTATATATATTGGGGATTGGATAGAGAAAGACCAAGAACTCATGTCAGAGTGTCGACTCTGGAAACATGTGATGTGCCAAGCGATTTCTGATTTGTATTTAGGAACTGCAAAAGAAAAACTATCTGTGGCTGAGTGGATTATCAGCGATGACTATGATCAGGTTTGCGATATGGCAGAATTAAATGCTAGCAGATTAAAAAAATATTTATTTGAAATTGCAAACAGTAAACCTATCGTTGCGAGATACTTGGGCGAGAAGTTGAAGAAGACAATTCAAAATAGAAGTTCCCCCTACTAGTTATAACAAGAACTAGTTATAAATATATATAATATAAACTAGTTATATATATACTAGTTATAACTAGTAATACTAGTAGAAGTTAAAATTAACTTTTGGAGTACATGGGCAATTATGGGGTACACGACAAAGGTGGTATTAAGTTTCTAAACTTATAAAAATAATAATTTTTTTCATTGACGATTATTTTTTATGGAACTATCTTTTTCAAATTGCGTAAGGAGAAAACATGGAACTAGCATCAAACATCAGGGCAAATGCCCTCAGATTAGGTAGCGGTCAACACAAGGTTAACTGCCCCTTTTGTTCGCATAAGCGAAAGAAAAAAGATCAGAAAACAATGTCATTAAAAGTAGATAGCAGTCTTGTTATTTATAATTGTTGGCATTGCAATCAAAACGGGTCTGTAAAAATTGGAGATAATAACTTTAGGCTGATAAGGAGGAGCAATGTGGTTCATGCTGTAGACAAAAGATGGGATGATTTATCAGTTGAGAATGGCAGTATAGATTATTTAAAAAGCAGAGGAATATCAGAAAATACTGCAAAAATAGTAGGGGTAAAATTTAAAAAACATTACATTGCATCAGAGAAAAAAGAGATGCCTTGTTTGGTTTTCCCGTATGTCAACAAGGGCAATACTGAATTTGCAAAGCTGAGGTCGTTTCCAAGTAAGGGATTTTCTTCTCAGGGATCAGCGGTTAATTTTTTCAATATAGATAATGTTGAGACTAACGATTGGATTATTATTTGCGAGGGGGAAATGGATGCACTTTCATTTATCGAGGCGGGATACAAATCTGTTGTTTCGATACCACATGGGGCAGTAATGAAAGTAGTTGACGGCAAGATAGATGCACATGAAGACGGGAAATTTAAGTTTATTTGGAATGCCAAGAAGAAATTAGAATTGTGTGACAAGATTGTTATAGCTATGGATAACGACAAGTCAGGTCAGGCAATGGCTGAAGAGATAGCTAGAAGAGTTGGTAAGGACAGATGTTACAAATTAGATTATCCTGAGGACTGCAAGGATGCTAATGAGGTTTTAGTAAAGCACGGCAAAACAAAGTTGGATGAGATTGCATCAAATCCTAAGCCGTATCCCGTTTCAGGTCTTTACGATGCATCGCATTTTTATGAGGAAGTCGATGAGATATATGAGAAAGGTGTAGGCTCAGGGGCATCAACGGGATATGAGGAAGTAGACCCGCTATATACGATTGTCGAGGGTCAGCTAACAGTTGTTACGGGGCATCCATCAAGCGGTAAGTCAGAGTTTGTTGATCAGATAATGGTAAACATAGCAAAAGAAAAAGGATGGAAATTTGGAATATGTTCTTTTGAAAACGAGCCAAGAATACATATAGCTAAGTTAATAAGTAAGCATGTAGGCAAGCCATTTTTTGATGGCATTACACCAAAATTAAATAAGGAAGATTTGATTGAGGGGAAGAAATTTGTGCAAGATCATTTTTCATTTTTGTATCAGGCTGATGGCTCGCTATCTACGTTAGATAGCATTATGGAAAGAATGAAAGTTGCGGTAATGAGGCATGGAGTTAGGGGGGTCGTGATCGATCCATACAACTATATCTCAAAAGATAATTTAACTTCTGAGACAGATTGGATTTCAGATATGTTGACTGCCCTGAGAGTTTTTGCTCAGGCACATGGCATACATATTTGGTTTGTTGCTCATCCAACAAAAATGATGAGGAAAGATGATGGGACTGTCCCACCGCCAAAAGGATACGATATATCAGGTTCAGCCAGTTGGTTTGCTAAAGCGGACATAGGGCTAACTGTACACAGACCTAAGCCATCAACGTCAAGCATAAGTCAGATAATGATTTGGAAATGTAGATTTTCTTGGGTGGGTTCTATTGGGGATTGTGACTTGTCTTTTGACAAAATAACATCTAGATATAATAGTGTGGATAAAAGTTCTCATGCTGAGGACATGCTTGCACCAAGCGGATACAATATGCCAAAAACGAAATCTCCGCCTAGAAGTTATTATGAAAAAGAAGAAGATGACGAAGACTTACCATTTTGAAAACAAAACAGTTAAGCCTGAGTTTATAGGCAAATCAAATAAAGTAAGGATGCGAGTGGTTGATCAGACTTGTTTAGACAAGTTGCTACTCCATGATAGTATATCGCTAGATCAATTCATGATATTAGATAAACTCCAAATGGACTACAATAGATCAGGTATGGTGGGGATAAGGGCATCCAATTACAATCCAAGAATTATCGCTAGCCACGACACCAATAGCAACGACAACGAGATTTTAAGAACAAAAGTTTTTGAATGCTTACGATCGTCTAGATCAGCAGGTGGATCTAAGATTTACGACACTCTGTTAAAAATAATAACTGATAAGGATTTAAGCCGTATTGATATTGAATTTATTGAAAATAATATAGGTGGGATTGTTAAGCCAATAAAAAACTTTTATGAAAGTTGGGGAAATAGTTGACTTAATTAAAAGGTGGGATTATGTTTTGTGAAAGTGATTGTTTTCTCAGCATCTCACTTCTTACGCAAGAGGGCGAGCCTCTCCAAGTTCGCCCTCAATTTTTTCCAAAAGTTTAATTTAACTTCTAGTCGTATAAATAGTTTTTATTTTGTTCAATGTCCCACCTATAAAATATGTGGTCATCAATTCTCATTACATATGTTTTAGTTTCAGCCCAACTAGGATTGACATAGTCAGCATGATAATGAGTTGCCCCCTCGACAAAGTCAGATAGATGCTCATTATAAACACCATTGGCAACATGTTTAGCATCTTCCCATGCCTTACCTTGTTTAGGTTTGTCACTCTTGCCATCACAGTACCAACTAAATTGGCATTTATTTTTGATAGGGAATGATGGTTTCCATTTGTAAGTTAAGCCTTGTTTGACTACCTCACAAACTGTATTGGGATACCTTGTATCCTTTACTCTATTCATGACAACTTGTGCAACTGCAACTTGCCCTATGAAACTTTGATTTTTAGCCTCATGATATATGTTGAGAGCCAAGCACATTAATGATGTTGTTAGCATTATGAAACCTCCTCAAATGCACTACCGCCCCGCATGTGGTGAATGCCTGACGATGATACTTTATTAACTCTTCCTATTTCTTTATCTTTATCTGATAAGCTAGTAGGAACATCTTCAAATTTTTCATCCATCCCCAATTCCTGAGGTGTCATTTTTTTGTTACGTTCAACAAGGTCTTTATGAGAATTTCTAACATCCTTATTTAAAAATTCATAAGTGCTTGAGTGACCGCCTTTTCCTTTTTTGTTCATTTTATATTCTCCACTTTATCCGTACACGGCTCGTACAGAGATGTTTGTTAAATTTAGTAGTATTCGCACAGAGGAGAAGTCAATCCCCTCTGTACAAGGCTCTAATGAGCCTTTGGTTGTGGCTTTCCATACATTTACCTGACATAATTTAAAGAGGTCTAGGTTTTGCCCATAATAAAAATCTCAAAGAAATATGCGAGGGGATAATTATCTAGGGATGTATAGCATTTAGGTTAGAGGGGAATAATTATAAAAAACCTCAGGCATCCACTTTTGCCCACCAAATAGGAGTGACCTCTCCCTCTAATTATTTGACTTGAAAAAGATACTGCCAAAACTGACAAGTATCATTGTTAATCCAATAGAGCCTATAAACAAAGTTATAAATATTCCCTCTATACTTTGCATATAATATCCATCAGGATCAGCTAAGGTTACAATAGACATAAGCATTACACATATACCCATCAAGAATAATAAAATTCTATCTACATTATCCATTATTCATTCTCCCATTTTTCTATTTGCTCTAATAAATTTTCAGCACATTCAAGTCTTCCATCAAGTATGCCAAGTTCTCTAGCATCAACATCGTCTTCATGACATTGTTTTCTTACGTCAGAAACCTCTCCTTTAAGCCATACTTTAATCCTACTTAAATCGTCAGGACATTCTTCATCTTCTTCTTTACCATACATTTTTTCATGCAAGCTATCCCTCAAATTTTCTAATTCATATATTGTATCAATTAGACAATCCATTTTAATAACATCATCCATCTCATTATATGATGTAGTGGTTTTTATTTTGCATTCTTCTTCATTAAAATTATAGCTAGATGACATTATTTTCATTGTTCATTCTCCTCAAAATTTTGAACATGTGCGGTTACGTTTATTAATGATCTCAAAAACTTATATTGATCATGAGTTAACTGCTCGTAATTTACGTCTATAAATTCTTCCATCTCCATAGGCTTTGGGATGAAATGAAATTTACTATGCAAGACCCAATCTTTATAAAGACGATCTAATTTTTTTAAATGATATTCTTTATTCATTTAATATCCTCTCTTAATTACATGCATTGATTTAAGCAGTAGATCAGCAATGTTATCGTTACCTTTTTTTCTCAGGTGCGATATCTCAGCATTAACTAATCCCTCTACCTCCAATATAGCCTCAGCCCAAGAAATTTTCTCAGGCTGAAGTTCTTTCCATTTTATTTTACTCATAGATATTCCTCCAAGTCTATTTGCTGACTATTAAATTCAGCTTGGTTAAATTGTTGTGCGACCTTTTGCTTTTCGATCTCAATATTGATTGCTATATCATGCAATCCATCTTTAATTAGATCAGCAATGATGCCGTCTAATTTTTGAATTATTTCTAATTCTGTCATTATAAAACTCCTATGATTAATATTGATACTAATATTGATAATGCGAAACCAATTTTGAAATAAAGATTTCTTACATAATTATCTTGATACATTCTATTTTGATAGTGCTTAAAATTGTACTTCATTTTGAACTCCCAAAAGTTAAATTAAACTTCTACAGACCTGATTTAGTTGCTCTGATCATGTAATCTACAAAATCAATAAACGTATCACGATCCATAAATTTTTGAAGACTGCCCTCATAAAATAATGGCTCTTTGTCAGGATCAGACATGTCAACAATCTCATGGCTGAATATCTGATCTCCAACAGTTAGAACGGGGCAATACATATACCCCTTATGAACCCAAGCGACTAAATCGCTTGGATTAACATTGCTTTGATTTAAATTAATTTGCATTTGATACCTCCTAATCTAACAAATTATTAATAACACCATTTGTTATTCTCTGAGAGACGTTAGTCTCTGCTCGTCTTAACTCAGGGCTTAATGAAACGATACACTCAGCGGGCTTAGTATCCCACAATGAACCACCTTTTTTTTCTACAATAAAAGGGCTAGTCTCAAATGATGCTAACCAAAGGTCTTCAATGTATGAAAGTACACCGCCCTTAGAACTGACAACATCAGCTTTATACATTTTGATATTGTCTTGCTCTAACCTAGCAATAGGATAAGGCTTTACATCGATAACAAAATGAGGTCTGCCTTTATACTCAACACCTGACAAACCTTTTTTCCAAACCTTATGATACCACAAAGGCGGGACATGTATTTTTCTATCGCCCCATGAACTGCTTGCATCTTGCTCGATACCTTTTTCTGTATCCTTTTCGCATATAACTTTTGCCTGAGTTCTTTGATGGTTTTTTCTCCACCAATCATAAGCAGTATTTTTTGACGAGTGTATTGCTTTAGTGTAAACGTCATACTGTTTATTAAACTCTTCAATATTGAGAATAGAATTTTTCTTTTGATCTTTTCTATATCCCACTATAGACGAAAGCATAGTTGATAAATTGCCAATAGATTGTTGCTGATCATAATCTAAATATGATTTTAACTGCTCCATCTTGTCAGCTTTTTTCTTACAAAATAAAGGATGTTGTCTGTACTGATACATCGATGACATTACGTCAGCAATATCAAGATCAAAATCTTTTAAAGAAGTTTGTAAGTTTTTGATAATATTTAAATGAACTTTGTGCTTTATGGCACTTTGTCTTTTCTTGCTCATAATTGTAACTCCAAATAATGATAGTAGTTGATGATTTGACCACAAGCCCAAATTAGCGGGCTTGTGGATAACTTAGTTTTGTTAGGCTACTTTGAGGTAAGTGGTCTCTCCAATGGGAGCCTCTTCCCCTCTCATGTCGCTTGATACCCAAAGGATAGGATACCCAACATCATGATCAGGATAATCGCTAATGCCCATGTCAGTAAAGTAAATGAAGTTATCGACATTGATATTGTTCTCAGCAATATAATCGAAGACGGGCATTACTCTTGTACCGCCTCGACCTTTACATGATATGTCCTCAATCTGATCGCCTTTCTCATACCTGACAACATCTTGAACATCATAGTCGCATGTAATGATCGTGACACTTTCAGCACCTGAGCTTTCAGCGATAGCATTAAGCTCGCCCAAGAAGTGGGATAACTCAATACTTGAAACTGATCCGCTCGTATCGATGCCAACAACAATGTCTCCACATCCGATCTTGTTTGATACGGGAGTGACAACCTCGTTTAAGTACCATTGTCTGCGATTAGGTCTGCGATAAGAATATCCCTCAGGCTGATCTCCGCCAACAAATCTGCGGAGTACATCTTTCCAATCAATCTGAGACCTCTTCATCTCGTCAATGATCTCCTTGATGTTAGCGGGAAGTTTACCCGCCTCAGTCTTCATTGAGTTGACCGCCATAACAACCTGAGCATTGATTGTTGCCTCTTCAGATTTGATCTGATCTTCAGACATATCACCGCCCTGATCTTCAACATTGCCCCATGCCTGAGGCTGAGGCTGACCGCTACCACCACCGCCGTTTCCATCATCGCCCTGATCTTCTTTCAGTAGGTCATAAATTTTTTCTGCTGACATACCTTTGAACTTGGCATCAATCAAAGCCCCCTCAGGAAGAACAAGACCTGACTGAATTATGATTGGATTGATCGCATAATCACATGCAATATTCCATAACTCAGCATCTCTTTTGCCCATCCTAAGATGATGCTTTAGGATACGATGGTAAGCCTCATGAACTTTAACTCCATCCAACTCAGCCTCAGATAAGGCATCAGTAAATTCTGCATTATAGAAAATACTTTTGCCGTCAGTTGCCATAGTAGGAAGAGAACTTTTCTCAATCATTGGCATTTGATAAAGGACTGAGGCATAAAAGCCCCAACCTTTTGACAGTTTATCAAGCATAAGCCTGACCTTTGATCTTGCGATCTTTCTTGGTAAATCATGCATACTGCATACTCCCTAAAAGTTGAATTGAACTTCTAGGCAACGAGATATTTCCCGTTGCCCTTAGCGGATGCCCACAATCTGAC